ACCTAATTGAAGACAGAGAGGGAGATTCGAAGAAGTTTCCCCGCCAGAAATGGTCAGTAAGCGAAAGCCGAAGTAACAGAATGTGCTGCAATAGCGAACAAAATTGACCGCGATGGTATGTCTATGGCTACCTTGCAGACCGCCAACATCGTTGGTACTGCTGGTACACCTCCAACTGGTTTGATTACCTATTTGACCGCTGGCGCATACTTGGACAGCGAAGGCGCACCACGCGATGGTCGTCGTTCATGTATCGTTGAACCCTTTACATCTGCAACTATCGTTGACAGTTTGAAAGGCTTGTTCGTTCCTCAAGAAGCCATTGGCGAGCAATATCGCAAAGGCTTGATGGGTCGTGATTCTGGCGGCATGAACTGGAAATTAGACCAGAACGTGGTTGCTCAGACTTTTGGTAACAACAGCACCACTACTGTGACTGGCTCTGTCGCTACTACTACTGCTACTGGCTTCCTGACCTCTGGTTGGGCATCTTCTAGCACTATTACTGTGACTGCCGCAAACACAGGCACTTTGAACCTCAATGCTGGTGACACATTCACTATCGCTGGCGTTTACGCTGTCAACCCACAAAACCGCCAAGCATACGGCTCTAACAAGTTGCGTAACTTCGTTGTTAAGCAAACTGTTGCTATTGCCTCTGGTTCTTCTGGTTCTGTCATTGTGTCTCCTGCTGTGATTACTGCTGGTCAGTTCCAGAATGTGTCTATTCCTAGCACTTCTGCTTCTGCCGCTGTGACTCAGTTCAACAGCACAGGCGTGGTTTCTCCACAGAACATCATCATGCACCGCAATGCGTTCACACTTGCTGTGGCCGACCTTGAGTTGCCAGAAGGTGTCCATTTTGCTGGTCGTGCAAGCGACAAAGAAATCGGTCTGTCAATGCGTGTTGTCCGCCAATACACCATCAACAACGATAGTATTCCTACTCGTTTGGATGTGTTGTACGGATGGGCGCCTTTGTACCCCGAACTTGCGTGCAGGGTGGCGGCATAACTTGTCGTGTTCCAGCGTATAATGACTAAATCATGAACGCTTTTTACACTTACAGCCATTCAAAGCCAAACGGCTCTATTTTTTACATCGGCAAAGGTGTAGGAGATAGGGCTTGGCAAAAGGACAATCGCAATCCTCATTGGCATCGTACTGTTGACAAATACGGCTACAAAATAGAAGTATTGGCAAAGTGGGATAAAGAAGAAGATGCGTTTGAACATGAAAAGTTTTTAATTTCTTGTTTTAGGGATATGGGTATTAAATTGGTCAATTTGACCAATGGTGGCGAAGGTTCTGCTGGTTATCGGTGGACTAATGAGCAAAAGGCAAATTTTGATATTTCTGGGAATAAAAACCCTATGTTTGGCAAGCGCCATTCAGAAGAATCAAAAACAAAAATGTCTGATAAAGCCAAAGGTCGTGCTGTAACTGAAGAAGCAAAAGCCAAAATATCTGCAAAACTTAAAAATAGAGTTTTTTCTGAAATTCACATTGAAAAAATGAGATTAGCAGGAAAAGGAAATAAAAACGGAATTGGCAACAAAGGTAATCGTAAAAAGTGCAAAATAGATGGTGTCATATACGATTCAACACAACTAGCATCAAATGCTTTAGGAATTACTGCAAATGCCGTTCAAAAGCGTTGCAATAACCCTAAATATCCAAATTTTCAATATCTTTAAGGAAATATCATGGCAAATCCAGGACCAGCAACCACAGTCAGTAATCACCCACAAAACTTGGCATCTAACCAAGCCTTGCGTCTGATTGCTTCTGCTCAATCCGTAAACCTCTCTGCCGCTGGCGATACAGCATCGGTGGTTTTAGATGTAAGCAAATTTGTGCCAACCAGCGTTGTCATTACCAATGGCTTGAACTCTAGCGGTGCTACCACCACTATTGCNACGGCTACTGTTGGTGTCTACACAGGCCCCGCACAAACTGGCTCAACCATNTTGACCACCGCCGCTTTAACTAGCAACACNGGTGGCCCTTATGTGACCATTNCTGCCGCAACAAATCCAAACACCGCTATTTCTAACCCCACNAACATTTATGTGAATGTGGGTACTACGATTGCCGCGACTTGCGATGTGTTTGTCTACGGCTACGACCTCACATTTTTACCTTAATCTGTGAGTAAATAAAGAAAGAGCCACTCTCAAAAGGGGTGGCTTTTTTCGCTTTTACGGCTACAATCAATTCATTCTGCAAAGGAATCATCATGTCAAAAACCACCATTTGCCGTGGCAATGTTATAGCGCATAGTATTTGCCAACTAACGCTACCCGCAACCACTTTCTCCACAACAACAACTGAAGTCACGATTGCTTGCCCTGGCGTTAAGTCTACGGACAAAATCCAAGTTCAAGTCGATGCCGCGATGACTGTTGGCGTTGGTATCTGTAATGCTTATACAAACGCAGATAACTTTATTATTGTTCGCTTGTTGAACTTAACTGGTGCTTCTGTCACGCAAAACGCGGCAGTTTTATTAGTAAGCGTCAAGACTTGCGAAGATAGTCCATTACCTTCTAATGTGGTCTAAAAATGGCTGGCTCAACAGTACAACGCAATGCTGGCAAGACTTATGCCTTGTCGGTAACAAGTTCATCCCATGCGGCTGTTCTNATTGACGATAATACAAACGACCAGATTAACTACACCTCCTTTCTCAATACTGGCAGTTCTGCCATTGCTGTGAAATGGGGGCCTACTGACCCTGGCGCGGCTGTATTGCCCGTTGATGGCACACCCGCTGACTTTGTTTTGCCTGCTGGCATGACAAGCGCGATGATTCTTGCTACACCAACTACACCATACTATTTAACTGCTATTAGCGCTTCTGCTACTGGCATTTTGTATGTAACTCCTGCCGCTGACCAATCCTAAAGGGGCGTTATGGCTAACCCTGCCCAGACTGTTGACCAAAATCTTTTACCCGTTCAAGCGTATTTTTCTGTTGACGGAACTTTTCAAACATTCATTGGGCAGGGTCAGCCGTTTTATGCAACGATAAGCCCATATCAATCTGGCTTAATAATCACAAACAGTACGATAAATTCGACAACTATCGGTGCTACAACGCCTTCAACGGGCGTGTTCACTAATGTCACAACGACAACGGGAACGATATACACAACGCCTGCTAACGACACAGACATAGCAAACAAGGCTTATGTAGACGCTACTTCACAGGGTTTGTCGTTTAAACAGCCTGCAAAGTACACAACAACTGGAAACATTACGCTTTCTGGTCTTGCTACACAAGGCGGTGGTGATTGGCCTACTGCTTTGACCGCTGGCATGAGGATTTTGGTCAAAAACCAAACTTCTGGCGCTGAAAACGGCATTTATTTGGCATCTGCAACAGCGTGGACGCGCTCATTAGATGCAAACACTTGGAATGAAATTGTTGCCGCGTACCTATTTATAACGTCTGGTACTGTATGGGCTGGCTCATCTTGGGTTGACACTAACACAGAAGGTGGAACGCTTGGCACTACGCCCGTAACCTTTGTTCAGTTCTCGAATAACGCCACATATACCGCTGGAACGGGTCTAACTCTTGCGGGTTATCAGTTCAGCATTACGCCCGTGGGGACAGCGGGTACTTATGGCTCGGCATCACAAGTTCCAGTATTTGTCACCAACGCTAGTGGTCAAGTTACATCTGTAACTAACACAAACATCGCTATTGCTGGTAGCCAGATTACCTCTGGAACTATTGGCACTTCATATCTTTCTGGTTCTTATACTGGAATTACTGGCGTTGGAACGCTAACAGCAGGCACTTGGAACGCAAGCACCATTGGCGTGGCTTATGGCGGTACTGGGGCGGTTACGCTGACAGGATATGTAAAAGGTAGCGGCACAAGCGCGTTTACAGCGTCTACTACGATACCAAACACGGACATTACTGGTCTTGGCACTATGTCAACCCAGAACGCCAACTCAGTAGCGATTACGGGCGGTTCTGCGGCACTTACAAGCCTTACAACAAGCAGTTTGACTGGCTATCTATACGGAAACGCTGGAAGTGCTGTTACAGCGTCTACAACAATTCCTACAAGCGCATTGTCTGGCAACTTTGTAAGCACTTTTTCTGCTGGAACAACGGGTTTAACGCCAAACACAAACACAACAGGCGCTATTACTTTGGCTGGCACATTGGCGGTTGCTAATGGTGGAACGGGTGTTACATCGTCTAGCGGTGCTAACTCTGTTGTATTAAGAGATGCAAATGGCAACATAACGACTAATTGCTTGTTTGAGG